AAGATTCTTTAATTTCTTTTAAAGGAACTCCAGTAACTTTTGCTCTATCTTCTAAAGATTTTACATTAGGAAATAATTTATTCCAAGATTGTGTATAACCAGATTTCTTTGTTTTCTTACCAGAATCAGTTTTAAAACCAACATATGCTTTGGGGTCTTTCCAAGACTTTGAACCATATTTTTCTATTTCTTTTTTTCGTAGACCTTTTTCTTTTCTTGTCAATCCCGAGTAATATTTTCTAGGCCAGAACTTTCTAGTCTTATTTCTCATGTCTTACTAGATGGTTAGAAAAAATCTAAAAGGTGGAGGCTGTGGATGCGGTTCTTCTGGACTTCTAGGATTTCCTCAAAATGGTGGCGGATGCGGCTGCTCTGGCTCTGGTGCTGGAGTTTTACCCCAAATGGGTGGTAGAGGATTATTTGGAAGAAACTCTCAAATGAAACAAGCAAATCGTAATGTATACATGGGAAGCCCAAATGCTACTTCTAGTATGTCAGGAATGAAAGAAGCAAACTTTAGTATGAATATGGCATCTGAACCTAGTTATAACTCTAGTAACTCTATGCCAAAAATGGGTATGGCAAAAACAGAAAGAGTAAGTGGTAATTCTATAAATAGTAGTCAAGTTATGCATAAAGATAAAAAATTAAATGAAGATAATTCTAGAATTAGTGCTTTAGAATCACAAAAAATAAATGTAACAAATGCTAGTCCTGGCCTATTTGGCGGTGGAATCTTTGATTTTTTATCTCCTAAGAAACCTATGCCACCTGTGCCTTCTGTATCTAGACCTCTTTCTACACTATCTCAGAATCAACCACCAACTATACAAGAAGTTGTGCGTGATTTACAATTCCGCGTAAAAACTCTTGAAGATGAAGTAAGACCAGCAACAATTCATGGTGGCTATAAACCAACAAAACAAAATTTAAAAGCTTTAAAAAAATATAAACAAGGTAAATCAATTGGTTTTACAATGCGTTCTTCTTTAAAAGCGAAAGGACTCATCCCGAGAGCAAATGGAACTCGTAGAGTATCTAAGAAATATCGTGGTTAAATAGGTTAATGGTATTCTACGCTATACCATCTTTTAATAGACCCGATGGTCTTTATAAGAAAACTTTAACAGTTTTAAAAAAATATGATATATCTCCAAAAGATATTCATATTTTTTTACACAACGAAGAAGAAAAAAAACTATATGAAGAAACAATTCCGAAAGAATATTATGGAAAAATTATTGTCCATGAGTTGCCAAAAGGTATTGGAAAAATAAGAAATTTTATTGCTGATTATTTTCCTATGAATACAGAATATGTAACTCTTGATGATGATGTTACTGGATTTCAAGAACCTAAGGCTGGTAAATTAGTAGATATTAAAAGTTTTAAAGAATTGGTATCACAAGGATTTGAATTGTGTAAAAAGAATGGTTTTACATTATGGGGCTTATATCCAGTATGTAATGCGTTTTTTATGAAAGGAGAACCTATTACTACAGATTTACGTTTTATAGTTGGAGGATGTATGGGAATTATTAACAAAAAACTACATGTAACACTAAATTTAAAAGAAGATTATGAATTTACATTAATGTGTTATAAAAAAGATGGTGGGGTCATACGTTTTAACAGAGTTTGTGTAAAACATAATACAAATTCTAAACGAGGTGGAATTGGTAAAGACCAAAGTGATAGATTAGCAGAGTATAAAAAAGTATCCCAAATACTAATAAAAAGATATCCAGATTTAGTAATACTTAATAAACGAAGAGAAGGCGAAGTGCTTTTGCGAATGCGTCCTAAGAATAAAACTTTAAAAAAGAAGAAATAATAATAACAAATATGAATGATGATGATATAAAAAATCTTCGCACCCGGTGCGGATATGTACCGAGTGAGTGTATACAAGCATTTGAAAAGAATTTGATGGATTCTGGTGGTGTTGCTTTAGGTAAATCAATTCATTTTGGAATTGATTTAGTTGTTAGTGGAGGACTTCATAGTTTTTTCAAAATTATATGGAATTACGCACTGAATCATATTAATATTGCTTCTGTGCGTGTCTTCATGTATTTGAAAAAACGTATGAGTGAAATTGATGATTTAGTAAAAATTTATCCAGATGAAACACTTTATAATAATTTGGATTATCAACAAAAAATTGGTGAAATTATTCTTATTTTACATGAAGCACCTAAATTCCCTAAATTAACTTGGCCAAAAGTTGGTAGCGAAACACATGATGATACATGGATACGGAGCATAGCTACAGCAAGTGATACAGAAATTGTAAATAGAGTTTGGAAATCGGAAGGAGATTTAATGATTTTAAAAATTGTTGGAAATAAAATTTGTAAAGACTTGGCTGAACATTCATTGGAACGAGTTCTTTTCTGGATGAAATGGACATTTGAAGAAGATAATAAATTAAAAAAAGAACACAAGAAAGGAAGTTTAACAACAATTGAAAGAGGTATTGGTGGAAAAGGAAGAGGAAGTGGTAGCGGCAGCGAAGTGGGATATTATTTTTTAACTCTTTTTGTAGAATATTATAAAGAGTTAGCTAGAAAACAACAAATACGAATGAATGAAGAATTTCAAAGTATTATAGAAATCTTCCAAAGCAATGATACTCGGTTTACAACAACTTTTAAAAAGAATTTATTAGGGTTGTGTGCTAGAATTTTATGTGAAGTTCCTCGTTGGAAAATTCCGGCCGCAAATCCTTTAATAAAAGACCCACTTGTATTATCACGCTCTGTTGGTCAAACTCCAAAATTCTTTACAGAAATTTTACAATATCCTTCAGTTTCTTCCATAAATCTTCAAAAATTACTCAAAAATAAAGGAAAAGAACAAAAGAAAGCTACTAAAAAAGTTTCAATGGAAGAGCAATTTGAAGCATTCGATAAAGCGATGGAATTGTATATGATGAAATAAATAGAATGTTTCCTTTTAGACAAGCAATAATTTATATTCTATCAGATAATAAATTATATGATATTATGTATTATAATATAAAATCATATAATATGTTTAATAATAGATGTCAACAATCTTACAAACTTCATTTGCATCAGCAGAACTTTCAGAATCAGCAGGTATTGTTGGAGCTCCATTCGCGTCTACTCTAAATAATGTTATACCCGCATCTACGACAAATTCTTTTATGGGGGTTTTTAAAAGTTATGGTGGTTCTATTACTAATTTCTTTACACATACTATTCCTAGCATATTTCAGAAGCCACATACTCCAATGAAAATTATAATTATTTTATTAATATTATTAGCTCTTGGAATAGCTGGTTATTGTTTTTATAATTATATTGAATCACAGAGTCAAGAAGGCTTTCAAACTTCTACAGGAAATCAACAACTTATACAAAGAATTACAACACGTACAGATTCTTTACGAGCTGGATTAAATTCTAAAGGAAGTGGAAGCAACGAAGCTCCAGCAATCAAATATATACAACCCATTTGTTTTAAACAAACAGCATATCTATCAAATAATACATTTGATTCTAATCAAGGCATTCTTCAACAACTCCGAGCAGGAGCACGAACTTTTTTCTTACAAATAGATTATCTAGAAACAGATTCATTAAATAAAAATAAATTCTGTAAATCGTTCGAACCTTGTATTATGTTACGAAATAATACTGGTAAACTTGTTTCAACAAATTCTAGTAGTATTTCTGACATAGTAAAATATTTAAATGAATATAGCAATAACGATACTATTTCTTTTAATAATTATCCTATACTATTATTATTACATTTTGTAAGACTTCCTTATAAGATGACTGATACTGATAATTATGTTAACTATTTATCAAAGGTTGCATCTTCAATTAATAGTTTAAATCTTATATCTGGATATCAACGATCATCCAAAGAATTAGAATTATTTAGTGTAAATATTCATGATTTTGACGGAAAAGTTATTGTTGGAACAAATATTGATACATCTCTCTTTACAAGAATTAAAAAAGATAAATCACAAGATTTAGATTATGTAACACATTTCCATTATTTTGAAAAAGATACTGAAACTGTTGATGCTACTATTGTTGAAAATACTGAGATTATGAAAGCAAATGCTTTAATTTATAATGCGGATACATTATTAGCTTTAGAAGGAAAAGACCAAGATAAATTTGTTCAACTTCATAAAAATAAATTTGTGATTGTTCAAACAAAGCCAGAACAAGTGCTAACAGCGAAACAAATAGATATATTATTAAATACTTTACAAGTCAATGTAATTCCATATGATTATTTTAGTGGTCCTATGAATGATGCTAAATCTGTTCTACAACTCTATGGTAAGGATGCGTTTTTAATTAAAACTATACAATAGGTCAATGGGTGAAGATATTCATCAAACATTATATGAAAGAAAATTATTTCCAGAAAAATTAATAGAATCCCGACTTGATAAAGCAATTGAAGGTGCTCAAGAAATTCTAGATTATGAATCCGCACATAGTCCAGAAATTCTACAAGCACTTACTATTGTTCATAGATTTATTTCAAAGAAAAAAAGAGTATGTTATGGTGGAACTGCGATGAATGAACTTCTTCCAAAAAAATATAAATTCTATGACCCACAATATGATTTACCAGATTATGATTTTTTAACACCCGATGCAAATGGCGATGTTAGAGAATTAGTCAATATGTTAAAAGCTGCTGGATTTAAAGATGTTTATAACCGTGTTGGTGTTCATGAAGGAACAAAAAAAATTCTTGTAAATTATGTTGCAATAGCGGATATAACACAAACATCAAAAGAATTATTTAATATCTTTACAAATAATTCTAAAGAAGTTAATGGTATTTATTATGCGAATGAAAATGTTCTACGAATGATGATGTATTTAGAACTAAGTAGACCACGAGGAGAAGTAGAACGTTGGAAAAAAGTATTTACTCGTCTTGAATTATTGAATAACAATTTTCCTATTAAACTTTGTGCAAAAAAACATTTTAAAACAGAAGTTCCTTTTGAAACAAGAAAACTTCTTTTAGATTTTATTATTAGTCGTCAAAGAATTCTAGCAAATATTGAATTGGAAGGTTTGTATAAAAGATCTCTTAATAATAAACATGTAGAATATATTCTAAATAAAGGTGGACCATTATTTTTTTATAGCGAAAATATTCGTAAAGATGCATTTGATATTAAATATTTATTAAAAGATACAATACGTATAGTATTTCATGAAGAAAAAGGTGATTATCTTCCTAGAAGAATTAAAATATATCAAAATAATATTGTAATCGCAGAAATTATACAAGAATCTGCTTGCCATTCTTATAATAATATTAAATATAATGGAAAGATTCTACATATAGCTTCTTTACAAACATTAATTACATTATATTATTCTTTTTATTTTTTTACAAAATCTGAACAAATATATTTATGTGAGATTGGAAGATGTATTAAAACATTTCATTCATTATTAACGTCTAATAAATCACAATTCGAAGCATTTCCTATATCATGTATTGGATATCAAAAAGGGTATCCAACACTATTACGAGAAAAAGTTCTACGTATTCAAAAAGAGAAAGAAAAACAGCATAAGAAAAATACAACTTTGAAGAAGAAGAAGGATGTCCATACCAAATACTGAGTCTGGAAGAATATCACAAATTCTACAAAAAGCTCAACGATGTGCTATACAAGAGAATTTAGCAAAAGCTAGAGCATATCAAGGAGCAAATAATTGTGTTTCATGTAAACAGACTTCTGTCGCATCGAGTAATATATCAGTTCAAACAGAATCTGCTTATTTATTATCACATTTAGATTGTTATAATTATGTCAAACCACCGGTTGTTCCAGAATCTGTAAGAATTACTCAATTAATTCAAAATACCCTTAATCAAGAAATAAATCCATTAAATTCAAATACACGATTTGTTGATTATTATCCTCCAGCACCCGTATTTCCATGTCCTCCAGTTTCTGCTGAATATCTTAACGCAAGTCAACCGAAACCTCCTACTATATGTCCAGCTCTACCAAATAGTCCTCTAAATCCAGTCCTACCGGCATAATGGAATAAAAAAATATATTATAGTAGAATGCCTACAACAAATTTTGATGCATCAGTGTTAACAAGATATAAACGTAGTGCTACATTACGCGCGTACAATAATAATTTACAATCTGCGAAGAATGCGAATGGTCAGATTGTATTACGAGAGCAACCTACAGTTCAATTACAAGAAGTTATTACTCAACGTTCTGAAGTAAAGTGCGGTACTTGCTTAAGTAATGTATATATATTTAACGATCAAACTGTTGCGGGTGATGTTTCTGGTTAAAAAAATTTTATTTTTTCTTTGGTTTTTATATTTTATTTGATTATTCTTTTATATTCAAATAAATGATATTTACTTTTTAATAGCCTTCACTACCTTGCTTACCGTCTTTACAACTGTCTTCTTGGGAACAGCTACCGGCTCAATAATATCAGCCTCATCATCATCATCTACGATAGATGGTGCTGGTGCCTTTGTTGCTTGTGCTGGTGCTGGAGCTAGAACAGCCTCATCATCTACCTCATCATCATCTGCAAGAGTTGCGAAGTGATTTGCTGCATTTGCTGCATTTGATGGTTTAGCATTAGTCTCTACTA